TGACCCTGAGGTACGCAACACCACTACGGTACGTGTACTTAAAAATAGATTTGTTGGCTTGACTGGCCCCGCATGTTACCTGTACTACGATAAGGAGTCCGGTCGCATGATTGAGACAGCTTGCCCTACAAATGATGAAGCGGAGTTTTAAAATGGCTAATAGAGTTGGACAGTATTATATCTCAGAGACAGATATAGCAGACCCTGCTATGATTAACGAAACAATTAACGAGCTTGAGAGGCTAGGTAAGACTAAAGTTTATCCTTATGGGGCAGGACAGGTGTGCTTTCATCATAGAAAGTGTTACTTTTTTATATCACCACATACGATGCAATGGGCGCCAAGACACAAAGCTAATCAGAAATGGTATCGGGGCTATAATAACATAGCTGAGATTTTAGATTCTATTAATGGGTGGTGTGATTATAGAGATAGAAAACAGCAGGTGAGTTAATGAAGCAGATTGTATTTGACATTGAAGCCAACGGTTTAAAACCTACAAAGGTCTGGGTAATTGTTGCCAAGGAGCTAGATACCAGTGAGACGCACACGTTCTCAGGTGATACGCTGCTGTCGTTTAACGATTACATTGCAGGTCTTGGAGAGTGTGAGATTATAGGACATAATATTATCGACTATGACATCCCTGTCCTAGAGCAGCTGCTAGATACGGACTTCAGCAAATGCAAAGTGACCGACACACTGGTCATGTCACGACTAGCTAACCCTTCACGAGAAGGGGGCCACTCGCTACGTAACTGGGGCGAGAAGTATTTAAACCAAGCTAAAGGAGAGCACAATGATTGGGATACTTTTTCGCAGGATATGGTGGACTATTGCGAGCAAGACGTTAATGTTAATGTGCTGGTGTACAAGAGATTACTTCTTGACCTTGCAGATTTTGGAGCTGAAAGCATTAGCCTTGAACACCAAGTACAAAGCATTGTATCAGCTCAAGTTAAAAGAGGCTGGACGTTAGACCAAGAGAAAGCCTTTGTGCTGTTAGCGCAGCTTAAGGAAAAGAAGTTTGATCTGGAGGATGAGGTACAGAAGGTATTCAAACCCTTGCCTACCTACATCAAGGAGATTAAACCTAAGATTAAGAAGGACGGTAGTATGTCTGTTGTCGGCCTGAAGTTTTTAGGTGATGACTGGGATTCAGTAGGTGGCGAGTTTAGTCGCATCGACTTCCCTGTGTTCAACCTTGGATCACGACAGCAGATAGGACGTTACCTCCAGTACTTCGGCTGGAAGCCTAAGCAGTTTACTGAGACAGGACAAGCCATCGTAGATGAGGCGGTGCTGAGTACAGTGAAAGGAATACCAGAGGCTTCTCTGATTGGTGAGTACCTGATGATACAGAAGCGTGTCGCACAGGTGCAGAGCTGGCTAGAGGCAGTCGAGGATGACGGTAGAGTACACGGGTACGTCAACACTAACGGTGCTGTGACAGGACGGATGACACACTCCAGTCCAAACATGGGACAGGTGCCTGCGGTCTACTCGCCTTACGGCAGAGAGTGTAGGGATGTGTGGACAGTACCGGAAGGTTACAAGCTGGTAGGTATGGATGCCTCTGGACTAGAGCTACGGATGTTGGCACACTACATGAACGACGAGGCATATACAAATGAAATACTCAACGGAGATATACACACGGCAAACCAGTTGGCTGCGGGCCTTGAGACTAGAGATCAAGCTAAGACTTTCATCTACGCTTTCCTTTATGGTGCAGGAGACTCCAAAATCGGAAGCATCGTTGGTGGAACTAGAAAGGATGGTCAGAGACTTAAGGAAAAGTTCCTCAGAAATACGCCAGCTCTTGGAGATTTACGAGCACGAGTTGGACTGGCGGCTGCAAGAGGCTTTGTTTATGGCTTGGATAGGAGACGGGTCACCATACGATCAGAACACGCTGCATTAAATAGTTTACTCCAGTCAGCAGGGGCTATCGTTATGAAGAAAGCCTTGTGTTTACTGCACGAGTATGCTATACTATGGGGTATAGACTTTCACTTTATAGGTAACATACATGATGAAATCCAGACAGAAGTTAGACAAGAGAAAGCAGAGGTTTTCGGAAGGCTGGCAACAGCTTGTGTTGAAGCTGCCGGAAACTACTACGAACTCAACTGCCCACTCGCAGGAGACTACAAAGTTGGAAACACATGGGCCGACACCCACTAATCCTACCCTTGGGAAGGGGAAGTATTACAAGGATAACAAAGAAACACATGATATAAATAACGCAGGGAGAATGTGGGTAAATGGTAAGTATGTGTCAAAGGCGCACCCACTGTACAAAGCAGGCAGATACAAAGGTTTTGAAGATGCAGCCTTTAGTTCCTTAGAGAACTACAAAGACAACCCACAGGGTCAGGTGTATATAATCACGAACCCTGCATGGGAAGGTTGGGTAAAGGTTGGGATGGCAGTAGACGCAATGGATAGAGCAGGTAACTACCAAACGTCCTCACCTTTCAGAGACTACCAGTTATTGTATACCTACGATGTAGATGACAGGAGAGCAGCGGAGGCAGCAGCACACGCAAGACTAGCAAAGGAATGTGACAATATAAACGAGTGGTTCAGGTTGCCACACGCTATAGCCAACGAACTGATACTGGAAGTGATACATGAGCACTAATAAAACAACGGATAATTTAGTAGCGGATATCTATTCACTGATGGAAAGCAAGGATGCTGACCCATCTGTAGATGTGGAGGCAGAGATAGAGAGGTTCGGAGAAGGTGTCAAGGCACTGATGCGTACTGAGTTTGGTCGGGAGAAGCGAGAGGATAACCGGAGGCTACGCCTCAGTAACATCGGCCGCACTGACCGTTACCTTTGGAATCACTTCAATGGAACTAAAGGTGAAGAGTTGCAGCCACACACCTACGTCAAGTTCATGTACGGTCACTTGATTGAAGAGATGTTATTGTTCTTGACACGCATGGCCGGACACAGCGTGACTGACGAGCAGAAGGTATGTAAGGTAGACGGTATCGTAGGCCACATGGACTGCAAGATTGACGGTGTTGTTACTGATGTCAAGTCAGCGAGCAGCTTTGGGTTCAAGAAGTTTAAGGATGCTAGCTTAGTAACTGATGATTCGTTTGGCTATATAGATCAGATCAAAGCCTACGCTCACTCAGAAGGCGAGACACAGGTAGGTTGGTTAGCAATGGATAAAGCTAACGGCCATCTCACCTACCTTAAGTATGACTTGGAGAACACTGACAACGAGAAGCTCAAGGAACCTATCGTTGACAGGATCAAGCACATCAAGCAGGTAGTGGAAGGGACTGAGCCTACACGCTGGTGCCATCAGCCAGTACCGGATGGTAAGTCAGGTAATAAGAAGCTAGCTGTTGGTTGTTCTTACTGTCAGTTCAAAGAGCATTGCTACCCTAACATGAGAGTCTTTACTTACTCTTATGGGCCTAAGTATTTGATAGATGTAGTAAAGGAACCCAAGGTACAGGAGGTAATGCCAGATGAAGAAGGCTTTTAGGTCAGGGCTAGAGAAGGAGTTGTCTGAGAAGCTAGACGGGCAGTACAAGTTTGAACCTTACGGGCTGCCCTATACTATACACAGGAAGTACATACCGGACTTTGTACACGAAGAGAAGGCAGTACTGATAGAGTGTAAGGGTTTCTTTAGGGTAGGTGACACACAGAAGTACACAGCCATTAGAGATTCAATGCCGGAATGGGAGTTAGTCTTTGTGTTGTCAAACCCCAGCAAGAAGGTACGTAAGGGCGGTAAGATAACGATGGGACAGTGGTGTGACAAGGAAGGATTCAAGCACTATACTATTGAGACAGCAAAGGAACTGACACGCTACATTAAAAGGAAGAAAGTATAATGGCAATGACATTAGAGGAATTAAAAGAAAAGATAGTAATGTCTCTTGATGAAGACTTGACATGTGAACTGTTAGCCATCTCAACACAAGACTTATTAGATGCATTTGAAGATAGACTGATTAGAAACTTTGACCGTATAGCGGAGGACTTTGAAGATGAGTATTAATAAAGCAACACCAGCGGACTGGGATAGACTACGTAAACAAGCACCAGCACTAGAGGACTCCTTGATGGCTAGGTATTTGGACGAAGCAGAGAAAGAGTTAGAAGAAGAAATGTCGAAGGAAGAACTAGAGTCACAAATCTTTTATGAAGAAGAAGACATGGTAGGCGCGCCTAGGCACTACAACACAGGCAACATTGAGTGTATTGAGGCAATAGAAGAGTCCATGTCTTCAGTGGCATTTAAAGGCTACCTCAAGGGCAACTGCATGAAGTACCTGTGGCGTTACGACTACAAGGGTAAGCAGGTAGAAGACCTACAAAAAGCTCAATGGTACTTAGCTAAGCTGACACAAGTAGTGGTGTTTGAGAATGAGGAGAAAAGCTAAAGGTGAAAACAATTAAAATATCAGATAAAGAAATCCTAGACTTTGTAAAAGAAAACATGACAATAGCTAAAGACATTACCGGCCATATCGAAATAAAAAAAGTGCTCTGCTCAATTATTGGCAATGTTGATGGCGATGTTCGGGGCAGTGTTTGTGGCCATGTTTATGGCAATGTTCGTGGCGATGTTTGTGGCGATGTTGGTGGCAATGTTAATCGCGATGTTATTGGCGATGTTGGTAACAATGTTTATGGCAATGTTAATGGCTAAACTTACAGTA